ACGGTAAATCCTCCTGGCCTCTTAAATACTCTTTAACATACTTACCTTTATTATTGTCACCCTGTTCTCCATGGCCTATCTCCGCTCGTGCAATATCAACTATATTAATTTGCAATAAATAACCTTGCTGACTCTCCGCCCTTAGGCCTGTCGCAAAAACCAAAATGAAGCTGACTACTAGCACTATTATCTTTTTCAAAACCCACTCCTTTCAATTGCGGTAAATACTGAATAAACCCATGGCCATGATTAGTGCATATTTCCGCGCGACGGCCATCTTTATATATCTTAACTCGCACTGAATTATCCTTACACCTCTCACACCATCCAAGCCTTTGCGCGGCCATTATAAATATCTCCGGGTTAGTGGGTCGAACTTCTTTCCGACCATATCATACTTCTTTCCTGGAGTTTGAAATTTCTTCTTCGGCGCTTTCACTTCGAATATCGCGCCAGCTGCTGCTTGCTTACGTTCTGCTTTGGTCATATGCTTCTTCATTTGCACGCTCTCCTTCTGTTATTGTATATTAAGGTGGTATATTGTTTCCACCCAGAAATCATTTATCGTTAATTTACGGCCTAACTTCTTCTCAACAAACTTCAACATTGCTGCGCCGTTCTTAAAACAATCACATCCTCTATTCTTATCGAAGTCGTGAACAGTATCGAGAACTTGACTTCCATTCAATTTATATACTGGACAATCATCGTTACAATGCGCGTGTTCAGAATCACACACATCGTATAATACGTCTTTCATATTCAGCTTACGCATTGTGCACGCTCCTTTTTATATTTCAGTTATTATTTTAAATTCCGAATAATCAATGCTAACACTTTTGTTGAATCTTTCCACAATCCACCTAAATCCAAATCATTTTGTAACTTCCGCGCTTTATCATAAACAGCTTTGTTACTGCCCATACATTCCACTACTTCATTAAGTGATTCTTTTTGTGTCATACAATCTAATTTAATACTCATTTACCCTTTCCTTTCTTACCTTTATATAAGTAATTATAATGCTTGGTTATTATATCCTTTTGTAAAAGCATTTACTACTTCTTCTTTTGTTAATCCAAATTTAACATAATCTTTTACATTTTTCTTTAAAGCTTTTAAAGTTTGCTCTAAAGACATTCCGCTTCTTTCAGCATAAGTTCTTCCTTTATGCCACGCTAACTTCAGTAACTCTTTTTTATCCATGCCCACTCCTTTGCTTGGCTCTGCTTTGTTCCGGTCTTGCCACCGTCTATATATAGGTAAGGCCTTTATATAGGAAGCATTACTGATTGGCGTAGAGGATACTCCCCAAATCTATGTTGGATTTTTCCTTACTGCTTATCTAGGTGCAATCACACCTTGCCTCATCGTTATCTCCGAGAGGACTACGAATTTTTCCTTCCAGACTTGTTATCGTCTGACTGCCAATATTGCTGGTATGTTTTGCCAAAACCGTCGCTTCACTCGAACATCGGTACCAATCTAGGTGGCCACACTACATCGTGGTTTCAGGGATTCTCAGGTTCTATGCCTGCACTCTCCCGCCTCTCGGCGCGACCGTCTGCACTTCCACATCCAACTATCATTTATCAAAGAGCTATTTATAATATATCATAAAATCAATATTTGTACACAACTATTTTCGATATTTTTAAGCCCACGAGCTAAATCCAAAAGGCCCCTTTTTACCTATTTTTAATCGTTTTAACTTTTCTCGCGATAAATCCACTATACATTAACGCCTCATCCACCGCTTTTTTATCTTCGGGATGGACAAAATTATACGGGGCATTCATAAGATTAGCTATAGCTGACACAATATCCGCACCCTTACCCGACCTATAATACACCGAGTCAATATGGTTTGACAACCTCACTACAATCTTCACCTCTTGCACTTTACTCATGTTTCCCTCCTTTTTAGTATATGTATACCTCTATATATAGCATACCATAAAAACGCTTAAAATACACAAAAATGATTCCCTTTTACTAAAAATATCGACGGAATGAGCTATAAAACGTCTCATTTTACGAACTCGCATTTAAAAACACATTCATAACTTACTATGTGTATATAGTTTACGATATTATCAAAAAAATTGCAAAACACGTGCACGGCCATTATATTTACATAAACCACCATCACCTATCAACTTATACAAATTTTATCGCGAATAGGTTGACAAAACGCGCCCCCCCGGGTATGCTCGCTTTTATCGAAGGTTTCTTTTTCTTAATTTTATTTTTTTATATTATTATATATACATTGTCTGTAAACACATACTATGCCGGGCGCGGATTTTGAATCTAATTGGGAGAATAAGCTAGCGCCTACCTAGCACTACCACTTTCGATACTAAAAACGGTCATTGCTACAATATTCTTCAGTAATGATTGTTTTAATTTATATATTGTATTTACTTTATACTAAATAAATTTTCATATATCATATACCACCCCCAGACCCCGCACCAGGGCCAACATATTCAACCTATTGGGAAATATAGGGTATTAAAATGCTTTATATTTAATGGTTTACGCGCTATATTTACATTAGAAATAACCGTAGCACCTATATAAAATACTTGCAGACTACAAAAGAAAACAAAGAATGAAGAAAAAATCAGTAAAAATAAAAACCCCTGCATCCCCTCGAGTATTATTAACTCCAGTTAAGCGGAAGTATAATTTTGTCCCAGGAGTATCAGGAAATCCTGCTGGTCGTAAAAAAGGCAGTAAGAATAAATTTACTACATTAAAGGACGCATTCATCAATGCATTCAGTCGTATAGGTGGAGAAGACGCACTCGTTAAATATTGCACACCTAAACCTATAACTGTTGTTAGTAAGAAAGGCAAAGTACGCATTATTGATTTCACTCCAGAACGTCAAAGAGAATTCTTCAAGATGATAGTTCCAATGTTGCCTAAAGAAGTCGCAGTGACTGGCGCAGACGGAGCGCCACTACCTTCACAAGTCCCTGTTGTTATTTTTCAAGATGCAGCCATTCAAGTGAGTAGAACTAATGATAAAAAATGAGCATTCAACTGAATCCGCAGCCGTTAATCATCCGAACGTATATGTCCAAGAAATGCAGGCGTGTGCTCGGGGCGATGGGCGCACGTTACAAGGTATTATACGGAGGACGAGGCGGTCAGAAGTCTTGGGCCGTTGCGGATTACCTGATAGCACGCGCGGCATCCGAAAAGCTACGTATTCTATGTACCAGAGAAATTCAGAACTCAATCAAAGACTCAGTATACAGATTGTTATGCGACCGCATAGCAGCCTTGGGTCTCGAAGCATACTTCATCATTCAAGCAGATTCAATCAAATCAATAACCGGCTCGGAGTTCTTATTCAAAGGACTTCGAATGAATATTCAAGAAATCAAATCGACCGAGGGTATCGATATTTGTTGGGTCGAAGAAGCAACGAAGGTATCCGAAGCGTCATGGATAATTCTTATTCCGACTATCAGAAAAGAACGTTCAGAAATAATTGTTACGTTCAACCCGGAGTTAGAATCGGACCCGGCATGGCAACGATTCGTTGTGCACCCCCCGCCGAATGCAGTAGTCGAGGAGGTGTCCTTTGCGGATAATGCTTACTTCCCTGACGTGTTGCGAGTGGAGATGGAATATTGTAAGCGAACTGATAAAGACGCATACGAACACATCTGGCTTGGCAAACTTAAAGGATATAGTGACGCGCTTATATTCAAAGATAAAATATTCATTGAAGAATTTGATATTCCAGAATTACAAGAAATGCATTACGGCGCTGACTTCGGCTTCTCAGTTGATGCAATGTGGATGGGACGAATGTTCGTTAAAGATAACTGTCTTTATATTTCGGATGAAGTATATGGCGTTGGAATCGAGAATACCGAACTGCACAAATACTGGAGTAAAGTACCTGATTCGCACATCTGGCCTATCAAAGCAGACTCGGCGCGTCCTGATACAATTAGTATGCTTCAGAAACCATTCACTGATAAAGATGGAAAAGTTTATGCAGGCTTCAGAGTTGTTGGTGCACGTAAAGGCGCAGGCAGTATCGAAGACGGTATCGCATATCTTCGTGGCTTTGAGAAAATTATCATTCACCCGCGCTGTCCCGGTGCTCGCAACAACTATGAGAACTATCGTTGGAAACAAGACCGCATTACTGGAGAGATTTTACCAGTCCCTATTGACAAGAGCAATCACGCTATTGATGGAAGCAGATACGCACTCGAGAATCTTATGCAGTCACGCGAGGCTGAAGTTTACGTCTCTGCGCACAGTGTCTATTAAATTCGGAGGAGTTCATGTTTAAACTAAATTTCTTTCCAGAAAAGATGGAAGTAAAAGAATTAAGGAACACAGTTGCTACTCTTCAGAATTCAGTAGATATCCTAACTAACGCTGTATGTGAACGTCGTTCTATTTGTGGCAATCATTATACCGAATATAAATCCGCGATTATGGAACTCGCGCGTAAGTATGAAGGTACGGCTGATTGGGGTGTGCTTCAAGTTGGTAACATCATTGACCTCCGCGCTGCGTTCATAATCGGGCAAGGCATTAAACTTGTTGATGATTCAAAAAATAAGATAGCCGGAACGAAGACAAGAGAAGTAGAATATATAGAAGACTTCATCAAGTATAATAACCTCGATGAAGAAATGCCTCAAGACTTAGCGAAGGAAGCAGAGATTGAGGGACGCTGTCTTGTTAAGTTAATACCGAATATGGAGACTAAGCAAATCGATATTCGTTTTATTTCTTATTCAGCTAATCAGTATAAAGTGAATACTGCTATTGGGGATTATCAGAAATATGAAACAGTAACGTATCAAGATATTGATTTGAAAACACAAGTTACATTAAACGCTAATGAATTCGTATATAAGAAATTCGCGGGACGCCTGAGTAAAGTAAATGATGTCATGCCGAAGACGGCCAAAGTATTGACTCAGTGTGAGAATCTTGATAAGGCCCTGCACGATTGGCGGGCAATCAATAAGTTATTTGCTTCACCAACTCCAGTAGTTGAGTGCACAGAAGGCGGAGATACCAAAGCTATCAAAAATGCATTAGATGAAGCGCATTGGAGTATTGGTAAATTACTCGTATTAAAATTTGCTACATTCAGATTAGTAGGCGCAGATGTTGCCGGTGTTCAAGCACTGGAAAAAGAAATCATAGCGTTAGCAAAAGTAATATCCGGCGCGACAGGAGTGCCAGTGCACTTCTTAGGTTACCCGGACTTGATGGCTAATAAGTCTACGAGTAATGACTTGTTTGAATTCATCAATGCTTCGTGTAGTAAAGAGCGCAGCATATGGACTGGATTCTATGAAGAGTTATTTTACAAGGCACTTATTATGGCTCGCGATAATTTTCAGACTGGATTTAATCCGGATGAGAATGGCGTGAAAGCACAGATACTCCAAGTGACCGAAGCGAAACTTAGGGAGTTAGTTGAGGTGTGGTTGCCACTGCTTAATGCGAATGCAATTGATTTAGATTTCATGCTTAGTAAGATTCCTGACGTTGACCCGGATAAAGTTAAGAAATCTGTGGAAGCCAGCGCAGTGAAGATGCTCGAGTCGATAAGAGCGCAGGAAGCTCTACAGCCTCAACCTGCGCCTGCTGAAGAAGAGGGAGTGATAGTATGAAATGCTTGATAGCGTATATTACTAGTATTCTTTTAAGCCAAGGTTATCTTCAGCGTATAAGAGACTGGAATTATGCAGCGCGTTGGAATTTAGCGCAACAGTTATTTAGGAAGACGGCCGGATTCGTATTGTTATTATTCGTGTGCGCGTTCGCATGCGGGTGTTCATCAGTTGTGAACGTTACTAAAATCCGCCAAGAGTATATTTATACACATCCAGAAATAAGCAACCGTGTTAAAGAAGCAATTACTGAGGGCGGTGTATATACTGGAATGTCAATCGAAGAAATTAAAGCGAGTCGTCCTGAATATGCGTCATGTCTTAATTACCCGGACTCGAGTAGTGTGACTACGTTTGGGAGTTATACAACTTATAATTGTCATCGTAGTGTGTACTTTAATTTTCGTAATGATAAGTTAGAAAGCGTAAATCAGTTTGATTATTAGTCGGGAGGGTGTATGAAGAAAATAATTATTAGAGCCGAACTTCAAA